GTATCAGACAGTGCGTCTGTCTTGGTACCAAACGCTTGCATGGCCTTTTCGTAGTTGCCAGTTAGCACTGCATGCTCTTGCTTTAGTGTGTCTAACTCGGCACCATACTTTTCAAGCCTTGGCTGGTAGGACTTGGTGTAGTCTATATTTAACGCAGTCACGTACTCGTTGTACTTTGTGATGGCGGCGTTTGCAAGTTTACCGTTTGCCTCGGATGGGTCAGCATCAAAAGCCTTAACCGCATCGTTGTACACATCTTTAAGTCTGTTTTGCTCTGTTATCCGCTCTTGGAGTTGCGTAGCGTTGTTGTTGTATTCCCATGCTGCGGCTTTTTGTGCTGCGATGTTTGCATCTACTTTACCTGCGGCTGCATCAGCGGCTACGTAAGCCTTTGTGGTTTCACCGGTAGCTGTTTTGAACGCGCCCGTGGCCATATCGCCCAGAGCCTTGGAGCCAGCTTTCATCATGGCCGCTTGGATGACGTTAGATGCTTTACCACCAGTCAATGCGGCAGTAGCCGTACCCATGAGCACATCAGTCAGAATGGTGCGCTGAGTGGCGTCAAGTTTTGTGCCGTCAGGATCAAACGACTTAATTGCATCAGTCACAATGCCAGAGGCAGAGATAATGCTGCCCATGATGGCAGCAGTGGGGTTGGGGTTGTTTGTAATTTGCGCAGTGATGGCTGACTGAATTGCCGCCTGCGCGGTAGGGGGTAGCGTTTTAAATTTACCCCCTGTCATCTCATCAACTTTACCCAGCACTGCGCCGGTTGCTGCACCCGCGCCACCTGAGATAAACGCCTTAACGGGGTCTTGCCCCGTGACGATTGCAACAGATGAGGCGGCTGCACCACTACCAAATATCTGACCGGCAAGTGCGCTATCGGTGGCTTTGGCTACTGCGGTAGTGGCTTTACCCCCGACAAAAGAACCAATCTCTTGGGCCACGTACGCTTTGGCCGTAGCCGCCAGTACATCCCCCAGATCACCACCTTTTGCGGCAACGTCTGCACCTTCGACAAGTGGGAGCGCCCATGCGTTACCTGTGGCAACGAGGGCAACCTGTGCGATGGTTTTTATCGGGTTATCAAGCGCGGCTTGAATAACATTGCTGACTGTTGAAAGAACGGGGTCGATGATCTTGTCAACGACAAAATCGGCCAGTTTGAAAACGGCTTTGCCCACTGATGAGATGGCATCGCCAACTGCGCCAATTACATCCCCAACAAAATCAGCAACTGCACCCATTACGCGCCCTTCAATATGACGTATGCACGCATGGCACCTGTGTTCAATTTGTACACTTGCATACCCCACTCTTGGAGTTCGGGGCGGCGAGCAATTGTGTTGAACAACTGCAAAATCTTCTTGTCGGAGAAATCGCTGGTCATGCGCTCAACTCCCTGTTCCGGCAATGCTTTGACGTACTTGATGGAGCTTTCCAAATAGTTTCGCGCAGTATCCGCGTTAAATGCACGCATGGCAACTTCTTTACCGTCTTCGCTGTAATGTGACAGGAACACGGTGTTGCCAATCTGCTCGACTTTGGTGTTGGGCATAGAACCTTCGGCAATAACCGACAGGATGGCCGCTTGCAAGGTCACCTGCTTAGGTATTTGGCCAGCGTCTTTGGCTTCCCCCACAGCCCGTGCAATGATGGTGGAGGTGTCTAATTCTTCTTTGTTGCTATCTACAAGCTGCATGGTTAGGCTCCTATGGACAGCACTGCGGCTGAATAAACATTTCCCATACCCGCCGCGAGGCTAAGCACCAATCCTTCAGGGGTCGGTAGGGGCTCCGATAAGAATACATGGTCTTCTTCGGTTCGGTTTTTAATTGCTGGCATGGTTCCTTCCCGCAAAGAGTTAACCAAGAGCGCAGTTTCCAGCAGCCCACTGGCTCCCATTGTATGCCCAATGACAGGTTTGTAGGAAGTGGCAACGAAGCCATCCGGGAGAATTTGTGATAGCGCACTACGTTCTGACACGTTATTGGATAGTGTTCCAGTCCCGTGAGTCTTGACAATACGTACGGCGTTGCTTGAAACACCCGCAACTTCAATGGCTCCTTGCGCCGCTCTGACAAACCCAAGGCCAGAGTCAAGTTGCCCAAGCGCGTTGGTGCAGGGCTCGCTGGCGGTGTACGCCCCCATAAGTTTGGCCAGAGGTGCAAACCCCGACGATGACAGCCCCTCGCCGGACTCAAAGACGGCAAAGACCGCACCTTGCCCCACGTGAAAACTGCCATTTTTGGAGTCAAAAGCAGATGGGACGATGCCTTCATCAGCCTCACGCTTAGCGGTTAGGCATGCCTTGGTTTCGCCAAAAAACTCCAGTACCAGATTTGATACGGCGTCCTCCACGGACAAGACGACTACTCGGGTAAACCCGTAGAAATTCAGCAGAGTCTGCACGTCCATGAGTACCTTAAGGCTGGATGCACAGGCTGTAGAGTCAGTCACGATGTGATCAGACGCTCCGCATGCTTGGGCAATACGGCTGGCGTAGACTTGCGTTAATGTCAAAGGTAAGGGTTTGTACTTATACGACAGTTGGGAATCCCGAGGGGTTGAGGGGATGCCAGCAAAGTGAGCGTTGCCTGCCGCCAAAATAAACGCCGTCTTTTTGGACGGGGTATCTCGCAGGAGTTTGATTAGTACAAGGTCAAGCACCTTCTCAGCAAGCCGATGCGGAGGGTAAAACAGCCCCGTAGAGACGCGAGCGTAGGTCTCGGGTAGCCAATGCACCTTCTGAGGGAAAGAAATGTCCTCAAGCAGTTCTGTGGCCTCTGTGGAGATGGTTCGGGTGTGGGTCAGCGCAATCATATTGCCAACTCCATGGCAGCATTGACCGACTCGGGTTCTTGAGTCTTGTGCTGGTGCACTTGCATCATCAGTTCAGCGGGGGAGCCAAACGTAAAATGTTTGGCAATATCGTCGTCAAGGCCGTAGATGTCTTCCAAGTGAATGAGCATCATCAGCCCATCCATGCTGTCCAGACCCGTTTCAGGGAAGGGAATGTCCATCGTTTCAATGGGTACGTATTCGGTAAACGCGGGTCGTACGTGACGCGCTAACCGGTTAAAGAGTTCAAGTTCGTTCATGTTCGCACCTTGGTAAAGAGGGACGCATAGTATCTCTCACGGCGCAATCCAGATCAACGTCAAACAGTGCGTTGTTACTACCCGACCTTCCAGTTAGTGCCGTCAGAATACACAGGTACTTTAGTGGCCCCGCCAGCAACCACAGTTGACGCAAAAGCAGGGGCAAGCGCATCAGACACAAAAGCCCGTGCGCTTACGCCAGAAGTCACAGCACTTGGCAGGGTTGCCACCGTGTACACAGTCGTTGGGGGGATGATGCCACCCGCAGTGTCTAACTGCCCCAAAATGCTTTGCAGTCGTACAAAGTACAGCCGAAAGACGCTGTTCAACTGATCTTGATACTGGCGCTGGTAGTCCTCCGGCGCTTGGGGCAACGCAGGCGGTGCAATCCGTTGAAGTTCAAATTCAGAAATAACAATCATCGACGGCCATCCTGACGCATGTCAATACGGGGCGAGCCCAACTGCCAGTTCACGCCCAACCCGGTGGACTCAAACTTGATGGACATCTGGCGACCACGCACCCGAGTAAAAATCTGGCCTGTAAACTGCTCTACCGGCAGCACCGCAATACGTGTAATGCTGGCAGAACTTTGATCGGCTACAGAGTGGTTGGCATCCGTTGCTGAGTTAACTGAGTACCCAGAGCCAGAGTTCTTTAACGGCAACAGGTACATCGTGGCGCTCGGCGAAGCAGCGGTCGAGCCGTCAAACGTAACGTCAGGCAGGACACGCCACACAAACATAAAGTTGTGACCATCATCCAAGTCAAACTGCGCAGAAATGATAGACGCCGTAATTGGCAGTGTGGTGGCCGTGGCGTTATCGTCCAGCCCATCCTCTTGGTTGACAAGGTTGTTGTAGTACGTTGCGGCCAGCGGGAAGTCACGCAGGCCAGAGTCCAGCCATGCAGTACGCGCCAAATTGCCGTAGTACCACACGTTTTCAAGGTAGTTGTAGACCACGTACTTGTCAATGTCGGTTGAAGTTGCAGAGCAGTAGAACCACCAGACTTCGTTGAAGCCTTCGTTGGTGCCGGAGCACACCTGCGAATACTGTGAGGTGTTGATGTCCTCAAACACATAGCGGCGCAAGTCGCAATTCAATGTCTGCGTGCGGCCATCGTATTTGTAGAACTTGTCTTTGCCCATCCAGTAAGCCACGCCCGTGGCGTACGACACGGCGTTTTGCCCGACGATGGAGATGTTCTCGCCAACAAGCTGCGCACCCCAGACAATCGGTGCACCCACGTACTGAAGTGAGTACAGGGCAGCGTCAGTCCACACCAAAACTTCTTGCCGTGACTGAGTGGCCGTAATGATTTCGGAGCCACGAGATAAGCGCAAGAAACCTGCTTGGTTGGTTGATGCGGGTGTCCAGTTGTAGGGGTCTTCTTGGTCAGACCAGCGAACCAGCATTGGGTCAACTGTGGCTGTGCCGTAATCGTTGCAACCAAACGCAAACACAAAACGGCTGATGTCAGACACCAACAAGTAGTTCTGCTGGATCGGTACGTCTGTTGCGCTTCCAAAGTCAGACAACATATATGCGTTTGACAA